ATGTTTCACTTCCCTTCAACACTTATTATAATACACGTATTTAATACGTGTGTCAATAGAATTATACATATTTAGCACGTATTTTTTAGAAAGGTGGTGTGGTGATATGCCTAGGTTTAGACGTTGTAGGCAACCAGGTTGTCATGCGATGGTGCAACTACCAGCACACTATTGCAAGCAACACTACGAGCATGAAGCAGAGTACTTAGCTAATCGACAACGCTGGGCACGTACACACGGTAAACAATACCAACACAAGTACAATACTCAAACTCGTAACCGTAATGCCACTAAACATGATCAGTACCAGTTCTATCGTAGTAGTCAATGGCAACGGCTAAGGAAACAGGCACTAGAACGTGACTATTATATCTGTCAGTATTGTGGTCAACCTAATAGTAAAACTGTGGATCACATCGTGCCAATTGAATATGATGATAAGCTCAAAGATCACCTTGATAACCTAGCAACCATCTGTCGCAAGTGTCACCGATTAAAGACTGATTGGGAGCGCTTATGGTATGGCACAGGTATTGGCAATCAGCGCAAGCAAGCCACCGAGTTACATGATGTACTAAGTATTAAGCATCTAATGAACAAGAATAAGAATAATGATAGCGAGTCTTAGTAGTGGAAACTTTAGAAAAAAGGCATACCAGTGAGAGACTCAGAGAAGCCACGAGACGAACGATAAACTATTGATGATAAATTAATCGAATTTGGAAATAAAACATATACCCGCCCCCTCTATTCGCCTTAGGAAAAGCGCACACATTTCAATCGTTTTTCGTGCAAGCGATAATTTTTAAATTTTTGACCTAGGGGGGCTAACCAGAGCAGAAAGGAGGGCATTGAATGGCTAAAAAGGTCTATTATCAACAGAATAACGGGCATTTACCGGCTACACCACCGCATTATTTGGGCACTTTAGCTAGTGCCTGTTGGCGTAAAATCGTGCCTTTTTTAGAGGCAACTGGACGAGTAGAGCGGATCGATATTGGATTAGTAGAACAATACTGTGCTAACTACGAGATTTATCGTAATGCTTATCAAGATATTCAAGAAAACGGTATTCAAGCGAAGATTTTCTCATCTCTTCAAGATTCTTCGGGGAAAGTGATTGGTAAGGATTTTACTGGCTTCAGAAAGAATCCAGCGGTGGCTACCATGAAAGATGCCCTCAACCAACTAAACTCTGTTGGCGTACAGCTCGGGCTATCTCCTAAGGGACGACAAGAATTGATGCAGATTGCTAGCCATAAGGAAGAGAAATCAATGGCTGAACAGTTAAAGGAGGCTGGGATTGTATGATCGATTTGACGCAAAGTCATGACGTACTAGGAGCATATCATAGTATTAACTTTGACAGTATTAGAAAGAAATATCATGACCCAGCAACTCAATATGCTTTTGATGTGTTAGATGAAAACGTCACGACTGGTTATTTAATAAAATTGGCAGCATTTCGCCACCTCAGAGATTTACAAAGACAAGGTGACGATGATTTTCCTTTTTATTATGATGTGGGTGAAGTTGATAAAATCCTTAAGTTTGCAAAAATTTGCCCTAATGTCGACACTGGTGAACCAACACAGTTAATGCCTTGGCAGCAATTTATCTTCGGAATGCTCTTTGGTTGGCGTGATGAACTAGCCCATAAACGTTTTACACGAGTCATATTGTCTGTAGCCCGTTCACAAGGTAAGACATATTTGATGGCTATCTACATGGTTTACTCTTTTTTAATTGAGTCGATAGGGCTGTCTAATCAAGATTTTCTTGTTACGGCAGAAAACTACGATCAAACTGGTAAGCTATACGGTTATATCACCGATATGCTTAAGAAGATTTTTGAAGAGCAACCTGTTTTTGCCAAATTAGCGCAAGAAGATGACATTGTCATTCATGAGCATACTGGCGTAAACATGCGAAAGTTCAACAATAACTTGCGGCCATTGTCTTTCAATGCTGGAAAATATGATTCATATCATTTCACAACAGCGATTTTCGATGAAATTGGTAATATCCACAGCCGTGAAGGGACGAAGAAGATTGTTTCTGGCCAAATTAAGAAGCCTAATCATCAATACATTGAAATTTCAACGGCTTATCCTGATCCATCAGTACCTTTTCACGACGATCAAAAAGTAGTTCAACAAGCTATGGAACGAGACTTTAACCGTGAAGCCGATCAAGAACTAGGATTAATCTGGGCGCAGGATAGCTTAGACGAAACCTTTAAAGAAGAAACATGGGTTAAATCGAATCCACTTTTGGATCTTAAAGATCAGCGCGATGTTTTGCTTAATGGTTTACGTGACAAGCGTGATTCAGATATGCTTGCCGGAACTGTAGATGATTTCCAAAATAAGAATCTTAACCTTTGGCTGCAAGAAGCTACTAATAGCTATTTGAAACTATCTGATATTGAACGGGCAATTATTCCAAGCTTCGATATTCGTGGTCGCGACGTTTACATTGGTTTCGACTATTCAATGTTCTCTGATAATACTGCAATTGCTTTTGTCTATCCTTACCAATGTGAAGATGGTAATCAGAAATGGCACATTGAACAACATAGCTTTATCCCGTGGGAAAAGGCCGGCTCAATTCAAGCCAAGGAAAAGCAAGATGGCATTGACTATCGTGAGCTAGCTAAAAAAGGCTACTGTACGATTACTAGTCACCCGCAAGGCCTGATTAACGACGATCAGGTTTATAGTTGGTTGCTTAATTATGTTGAAGAGAATAACTTACACGTGATTTTCTTCGGTTATGATGCCTGGGGTGCTACTAACGCGATTAAGCAAATGGACATTAATACCGGTTTTCCACTTGAAGCGATTCGGCAACGGACTAGTGAACTGAAAGACCCAACGAAATTCTTACAAAAGATTTTTGTTGAAGGCAACTGTAGCCGGTTAGACGATAAAATCATGGAAAAGGCGTTAATCAATGCTGAAATCTACGAAGACAAGATTGGTATTCAAGTAGATAAGGCCAAGGCAACCTTAAAAATTGATGTTGTCGATGCAATTATTGACGCATTATACCAAGGGATGTATCACTTTGAGGATTTTGGAATTGCTAACGACAAGTCTAAGCAGGCTGAACTCATGACAGCCGAACAGGTTAAAGCATGGTTTGAAAGTGAGGATAGTGGTTTACTTGATAGCTAAATTTTTTAAGTTTATTTGGAAGTATTTTGATATTTTATGTTTTCTAGCAGCGATTATTTTCGCCGTGTGGGGTTGCTTCTTGTTAAACTTTACTGTTGGAATTTTTGGAATTGCTGTTGGTCTAATTCTAGTTGGTTATCTATCGGAGCAGATAGCTAGCCTTCAATGAAAGGAGGTGAATGCTATTGCCATTATTTAATCAACATAAAGTTAGCCCTGGGTTGGCGATTGCTGACGATACTGATATTCTGCATTTCTTAGATCCTGATAATTCAGACAAGTATGTAGATGCCCGGACTGCTTTGAAGAACTCTGATATTTATTCGATTGTTTTTCAGCTAAGCGCTGATTTAGCAAACGGAAAACTTAAAGCAGACGCGCCTCGGGCACAGGGGATTCTTAATAACCCGACACAAACGAGTAATGCGCACGCTTTTTGGCAATCAATGTTCGCACAACTACTGCTAGGCGGTGAATGTTTTGCTTACCGTTGGCGAAATCAAAATGGAACTGATATGACATGGGAGTACCTGCGACCTTCGCAAGTTACTCCTTTTCTTTTAGAAGATGGTTCCGGATTGATTTACAACATTAACTTTGATGAGCCAGAAGTTGGCGTAATGGAAGCTGTTCCCCAATCTGATTTAATCCACATTCGATTGTTATCACAAAACGGTGGGAAGACTGGGATTAGTCCTTTGAGTGCACTAGCTAATGAGCTACAAATTAAGGACAAGTCAAATAAGCTTACCTTGAGCGCTCTGGGGCGTTCTATCATTGCTCCGGGTATTTTATCGATTAAGCACGGAGGATTGCTTAGCGATGAGGAGAAGGCTTCTCGTAGCCGTAAATTCATGAAGCAGACCTCAAAATCAGAAAATGGACCGATTGTAATTGATGACTTGGAAGAATATACACCGCTTGAGGTTAAGAGCAACGTTGCTCAACTGCTTAATCAAGTTAATTGGACAGGTGCTCAGATTGCTAAAGTTTATGGTGTTTCCGACAGTATTATTAACGGACAAGGGGATCAGCAATCATCTGTTCAGATGATGGGTAACGCCTATGTTAAGTCACTTTCTCGGTATGCTAAAGCAATTACGGGAGAACTTAATAATAAGCTTAATGCTAATATCACTTTGGACTTGCGGTCTGCAATTGATCCGTTAGGCGATGAATACGCTTCTACAATTGCTAACTTACAGAAGAATGGGACACTAGGCGCTAATCAAGCCACCTGGTTGCTTCAACAAGCAAACTATCTTCCAAATGATATGCCTGAAAAAGAACAAACAAAGGTACAAGTTCAGCCCGTTCAAATGGTTTCTTCTGATGATAAGCAATCAACGGAAGGAGGTGATAACGATGACCAAGATTAATGTAAAGGGTGCAGTTGTAAGTAACGATGATGCTGATATCTATGATTGGCTGGGATACGATTGTGTTAGCCCTAATCAAGTAGAAGATGTGCTTAACAATAGTAATGGTGATGTTGAAGTCGATATTGCTAGCGGTGGTGGCAGCGTATTTGCCGCTTCAGAAATCTATACCATGCTAAAAGCATACTCTGGCAAGGTAGTAGTTAATATTCAAGGACTAGCTGCTTCTGCTGCTTCTGTTATTGCGATGGCAGGGGATGAAATCAACATGAGCCCTACCAGTCAAATGATGATTCATAAAGCCTCTACTATTTCTATGGGGAATGCGGATGACTTTGCACATGATTCTAAGATGTTAGATGTTACGGACCAGTCAATTGTCAACGCTTATGAAGCTAAGACAGGAATGGATCGTGACAATATCTTACAGTTAATGGCTAATGAAACTTGGATGACTGCTCAAGATGCAGTTGACAAGGGCTTTGCTGATAACGTTTCAACTGGTTCAGCACAACCACAGGTAGTTAATGCAATTGGGACACCGGTTCTAAGTAATAATGCAATTAGTAAAGTGAAAAACCTTTTGGCTAAGGTACGTAGTGCTAAGCCTGAAAATAAGGTGGAAACGCCTAAGAATACTGAAAAGAAGCTAACTCCTAGCCTCAAAGACCAGAAGTTGGCAATTTTATTAGGAGATGAAGATTAATGGGAATTAATGAATTAAACGATGCTTGGATCGCCAAGGGTCAAGAAGTATCTGATTTAAACAACAAATTAAATGCTGCTGTTCTTGATGACAATTTCACCAAAGACAAGTTTGCTGAATTAAAGGAACAACGTGATAACGCTAAAATTCAACGTGATGCTATTAAGGATCAGCTTGACGAAGCGCGAGCATTAGAAGTTAAGAACATGAAGTCTGAAGATAAAAAGCCTTTAAACAAGAAAGAATTGGATATTAAGGACCAATTTGTTAAGGACTTCAAGAACATGGTTACTTCTGGAAAGACTGGTGCCGGTAACGGTGGCCTTACTATTCCAGATGATATCCAATACGCTATTCATAAGCTAGTACGGCAATTTGCTACGCTTCAAAATCTTGTTAATGTTGAATCAGTTACTACAATGACTGGTTCACGGACATATGAAAAGCTTAGCGATATCACCCCGATGAGTGACTTAGATGATGAAAAAGCTGCTATTCCTGATATGGATGACCCTGAATTAACTCTGATTAAGTACGCTATTCACCGTTATGCAGCTATTCAAACAGTTACTAACAGTCTCTTAAAGGATACTGTTGAAAATATTCTTGCATGGTTGTCAGACTGGGTCGCTAAGAAGGTTACCGTTACTCGAAATGCAAAGATTATTGAAGCAATGGGTAAACCAGCTAAGAAGCCAACTATTGCTAACTTTGATGACATTAAGGATCTTGAAAACAACACTCTTGACCCTGCGTTAATGCCAAGCGCAAGTTTTGTTACTAACCAGTCTGGTTACAACGTGCTTTCCAAGGTTAAGGATGCTCAAGGCCGTTACATGCTTCAGCGCGATGTTACTCAACCAGATGTTTATCGGTTAGACGGTAAGACAATTACTGTTATTGCTGACAAGTGGTTACCTGATATTTCGGGTGCACATCCACTTTATTATGGTGACTTGAAACAAGGAATTACACTTTATGACCGTGAACATATGTCACTACTTTCAACTAATATCGGTGCCGGTGCGTTTGAACATGACCTTTACAAGGTTCGTGTTATTGATCGGTTTGACGTTGAAGTTATTGATGATGGTGCTTGGGCAACTGCTTCCTTCAAGACGGTTGCAAATCAACAAGCAACCACTCCAGAAGCTTCTGGTGCAACCAGTCAAAAGTAGGGGTGAATGAAGAATGAGCGGTGAAAATCAATCAGCGTTAGATCCTCTAGTGCCTCGTGTACGGGATATGCTTTACTTAGATGATGACAGTGATGATATGTTACTTAATTCATACATCAAGGCCGCTCAATCGTTCATTCATAACGCTATTGGCGATGATGTGAACGGCTTCTATGATGATGCAACAGTGTCATCGCTGGTTGAAGTTGCTGTAATGTCTCTAGCAGGAACGTATTATCAGAATCGGTTAGCTATCTCTTCGACCTCCAATTACGTTGTTGATTTAACAGTTAATAGTATTATTGGTCAATTACGAGGATTAAGAGATAGTTTTGCTGAAAAGGAGGATAAAGATGGCGTCTAATTATCGTTATCCTCTGTATCGGATGCGTCATAAAGCTAAATTTGGTGTTCCTGAAGAAACTGAAAACGCGATGGGAGTAACTATCTCTGGATTTAAAGAGCTTTTTACATTGCACTATGCAAAGATTCAATTAACTTTTAATCAGCGATATGGTGCATTAGGAACATCACTACAAAATAAGATTATTATTGCGGTTCGTCATAATCCTAAGATAAAGCAACCAATGTTTGTAAAATTATCTGAAGATGAAAAGTATAAAATTGTTGATATCTCTACTAACAATGATGATTACATTTCGTACGATTTACTTACTCTCGAAAAAACCGATAAAGTAGGTGGTTCGAATGGCTGAATATGAAGGCATGGATGACTTCCTACAAGATTGGCTCAAAAAAGTAGAAAATATCAGCACTAAACTAACGCCGAAGCAACAAGCAAAAATTACTAAGGCTGGTGCCGACGTATACATGCAGAAGCTTCAGGCTGTCACTCACAATAAACACTATTCATCTCATAATGATAAGACCCATGGTCACGCAGCTGATCACATTACTGATCAGGCTAAGAATGTTGATGGAAAGGTTACGGGGGTGTCATCGGTTGGTTGGGATAATTCCTATCATGCGATGATTATGTATTGGTTGAATGATGGGACACGAAAACTTCGTGGAGATCATTTCATAACTAATCTTCAGCAATCTGAAGAAGTACAGGAAGATGTACTTAAAGCTGAAGCGGCAGAGTATCAAAAATTAATACGAGAAGAAGGCGATGACTTATGATGCCAACCAAACGAGCGAAGGCACTGATTGAGTCAGCGTCTTTTCCTATGCTCGATAAGATCTATACTTACAACATTCCTGAGAGTGAAACGGATAACGTTGACTCCACCATTTGTTTAATTACCGATGTCAGAACGAATCCGGCACTTTCAGGGAATCTTGATTTCCATGCGTTTAATCAGGAAGTTGAAGTACAGATTTTTTATGCGTTGAATGCTTCTGATCCAACTGAATTCGAATCACAACTTCAACATCTTTTTATTCAAAACGGCTGGAGTGAAATAGACAGTCGTGGTCATACATTTGACCCGGATACAAAGCAACTAACAGTAACTTACTATTTTGATTATTTTGAAATTGAGACTGCTGAATAGCGGCCTTTTTAGTTTAAAGAAAGAAGGAAAATAAATGCTTATTCATGGTATTAAAAAAGCGTGGGTAGGTCTGAAGACAGCGGATGGTCGAAGCTTGGCCACCGGTGATGCAGGTTTATCACAAAGCGGTATCTATGAACTTGGTCACAACGTTTTAGGTGTAGCTAGTGCTGAATTAAAAGGACTTGATGGCTCTAAACTTGAAAAGATTTCAGGTAACAACACCGTTCAATACAGCTATGCTGATCCGCTTAACCCTCAAGCAACTATTTCTGTTAACAACATGCCAATGGAAGTTCTAGCGAAGTTGGTAGGTATGGAAAAACAGGGAACTGGTTGGCAAATGGCTGATACTAAGCCAACTGGTTTCTTTATTGTCCAAGCGCCGTCTATGACAACTAACGATTCAGCTTACTTTGCTTTTCCATCTGGTAACTTCCTGATGGGTGACAAGAAGTTGGATACTGATACAGATACTAAGAAGACACCGGTAACAGATCAGCTTACTTTTGCGGCTATTGATGATCCTAACATCAATGACTTGTATCGAATTTACTCAACTGCAGACTCAGACTGGAAGGACGAAGACACAATGTTTAAGGAACTATTTCCTAATTACACTGCTTCTACTTCAGCACCGTCCACTCCAGCAGGACCTCGTGCTTAATCATTTATCTTAATTAAATAATTTTTCTGGACTAATTTAGTCGCGTAAGAAATACACAGTAACTTTAATGTCGCGGCTTTGTTGGTCTTTTTTTGGAGGTTAAAGTAATGAAAATTCACGTTGATAAGTTAAAGAAGACATTTGATGTAAAGACAACTAATAAAGTAATGCGGTCAGTTTATCAATTTCAGTTAGATTCAGCCAAACTTGCAAGTAGTCAGGGCAAGGATGGAGTCGGTATTTTTAGCGACGCTATTGCCTTAATTGACCGAATGGAAGACTTCCTAGTTAAGACATTAGGTCTCTCAAAGCAAGATGCTGAGAAGCTAGATGATTACTTTAGTTCAGAAGATGTTCAAAAAATGGCTAACTATGTAGCGAGCCGCTTAATGGGGATGTCAGACGAAGAGATTAAAGAAAGCACCGATAACGCCGAGGAAACTGACTCAAAAAAATAAATTGGAAGAAGCGTATTTGGGAGCTACAAAATGCGCTTGAAGACTTTGACGTAAACGAGAAAAACATAATTACTAACCTACACTGGTCGATTGAGCAATTTGATAACGCAGATTACTACGAGCTTTCACGGATTTTACAAGCGAAGGAACGGAGTGAACGTCCTGTTGACCCAATTACTTCAATTATTGGAATCCGCGCCGCACAAGCTCAACGAAGCCACAAATGATTAGTCCAGATAATCACTTAAAAGAAAGGTAGATGATTCTTATATGGCAAAAGTTCAAGCTAAAATGGCCACTGAGGTTGCTCTTGATTTAGTACAAGCTTCTACTGCTATTAAGAATCTAACTTCAGCGGTTTCATCATCGACTAGTGCTTGGAAAGCACAAGAAGCCTATTTACGTTCAGTTGGTGATTCTGCCGGTGCTGCCCGAGCTAAATATAATGGCTTAGGTGAAGCGATGGATGCACAACGGCGTAAAATTGAAGCGTTACAAGATAAACAACGTTCAATGACTTCGATGACTTCTGAGAGTGCAGCTAAGTATCTGAAATTAAAGAAGCAGATTGATGCCACTCAAGAAGCAATGAGCAAGCTTGATACTTCAACTGAGGCTGGTAAAGCGGCTGAAAAGAGTATGCAAGCTACGATTGAGCAGCTAACCGCTCAACAATCAAAATTAAAGGTTGGAACTGCTGATTCCGCTCGTCAATATCTTAATTTTGGAAAGCAAATTGACCTTGCTAAGGCTAAATTAGCTTCAATGGCAGCACAACAACAGCGTGCTGCTCAACAAATGGCGGTTGAAGATTCGGGCGTTAAGAAGCTTTCATCTTCAATGCGTGTTCAAGAAGGGCTAGTAAGTGCTACTGTTGAACGATTAAAAGCTCAAGGTCAAAGTTACCAAGCACTTCAAACTTCCTTAAATGGTGCTCGTCAAAAACTTAGTTCCCTAACTGAGATTCAGCGTCGGGAGATAGCTCTTCTTGATCAGACCAAACAACGGTTTGGAGAAAATTCTGAACAGTATGCACGGAATGCTACGAGAGTTCAAGAGCTGGGTACAAAGATTCAAGAAACCCGACAACGGATTAGTGAATTGAATGAACAGATGAGACGAACACCTAGTGGATGGCTAGGCAAAGTATCATCTCGTTTGGATTCAATTCAAGGTAAAGCAGATCGTGTTTCAGTTTCATTTGGTCGAATTTTTGGGGCTACTGCAGCTGCTAATATGTTTACTGGTGCCCTTGCTAATGTACAGGGACGATTAGTTGACCTAGTAAAAGCAGGTGCCGATTACAACGTTGAACAGAATAAAATGAATGCGACCTGGTCTACTTTGACTGGTTCAGCTAAAAAGGCTGGGCCGATGGTTGATTCAATTAATAAAATGTCACAGGCGACTGGGCAATCTGTTGATATTGTTAACGAACTAGAACAAGGGTTCTATCACTTACATTCAAGTAAGAGTCAGGCTGATAGTTTAACCAGTTCAATGCTCAATATGGCTGATGCCGTTGGGCTTAGCGGTGATCAGATTAAGGCCGTTGAACAAGACATGGTTCACGGTATGGCTACTGGGAAAATCACTCAAGGTGAATTAAACCAGATTGGTCAATACTTCCCAATGATTGATGAAGCGATGGCTAAGCATTTCCACACTTCTGTGGCCGGAATGCGTCAAATGGCTAAAGCGGGAAAGATTACTTCTAAAGATTTACAAGAAGTATTTACTTCATTAGGTAATGGTAAATACAAAGAAGCGGCCGATAATATGATGAACTCATATTTCGGGGTATTTCGGACTATTCGTTCTCGTACTCCACAACTGATTGGTGACATTACTAAGCCATTCATGAGCATTAGCAATCCATTCCTTAAATCAGTTCGTAATTGGGTAAACGACAAGTCAACGGATGCTGAATTTACTCGACTCGGTAATCAAATGGCCCGGTCAATGAACCAAATTATTAGTGCTTTTGGTGGTTCTAATATTAGTTCTACTAAACTCATGGATAATGCGATTCGTGGGTTAACTAATGGAGTTCGTCGTTTTGGTGATATTGTAGCGAGCCACCATACTCAGATTGCTAACTTTTTTAAGGCGTTTAAGGCTGGTTCAGCTGCACAGGCAAAACTGTTTGCTGCTGTCTTTGTAGACTTATCAAAGGTAATGCTACCTGTGTTAGATACAATGGCACGTTTCCCGAAAACCAGTGCTGCTTTGATTACGAGTTTCTTGCTTGCTTCACGGGCAGTAAGAACACTACAGGCGGGAATTAAAGGGCTAGAAACACTCAAAATCGCTAGTCAAGCTATAGGAAATTTCAGTAATCGTGTAAAAAGAATTCCTAATCGTCATGTAACAAAAATGCAGGTTGATGGCGCTAGTTCTACCAGAGATTTGCAAAACTTCTCAAGACGAGTAGATAGAATTCCTAAGGCTAAAACAACAACACTTCACGCAAATACCTCACAAGCAGTTACAAACGTTACTAGAGTTGGAACTGCTTCACGAACTGCAGCAACTCTTTCAAGAACCTCTTTTAGCATAATTGGAACTTCGGCTAGAATTGCTTCAACTGGTTTGGGCTTAATCGGTGGACCAGCCGGAGCGATTATGCTAGCGGTTCAAGGATTCCAATTGCTTTATCAGCATTCGGCTAAGTTCCGTAAATTTGTTGATGGAATTGCCAATGCTGCAAAATCAATGGCCGGTAAAGTTGGCCGTTGGTTTGGCAATATGGCTAAAAGTGCTGGTAAACATATTAGCAACATGGCCCGTTCTGCTAAGCGCGGCTGGAACAATATGAATCGTACTTCTCAGCAGTCAAGTCAACGAGAAATTAGGCTTCACAATCAAATGGCACAACGTAATCAGCGTGCTGCACTGCAAATGTGGAATAGATTACGCCGCTTCTGGTTGCAAGGTTGGAACCGGAGCAATCAATTGACTAGGCGCGGGGTTCAACAACAGATTCAACAGCATAGAACAATGTCTACAAGGATTGCTGTATTTAACACGCAACTGTGGAATCGTTCAAGGCAAGCATTTACTAAAGGCTGGAATGATCTGCGTAATTCGACTAGAAATGGTACGAATAACATTAATAATGAATTTAACCGAATGAAGGTTGCTGTAGGTCAACGAGCTCAGCAAGCAATGAATGATGCTAAGAACCATTTCCAACGAGGATATTCAGATATTAAATCTAATACATCTGGTTGGCGTGGTGACATGGCTAATATTTGGAGCGATACTCGTGGAAAGATTAGTAACATTGCTGATAATTTACGTGGGGATGCAACCAATAAGTTTTCCGATATGCACTCTAAACTAAACGATCTAACCAATGGCGGCCTAGGCAAAATGGAGGACGCTTGGCATAATCGCTTAGAAGGAATTGCGGAAGTTGTTACTAATTCAGGTGGGCATATCTTTAACCAGTTTAAAAACGTGTTGAATAATCTAGCTAAACCATTTGAGTCCTTAATCAACGGGATTAAAGATGGTGTTAACTGGATCCTTGACCATGTTGGTGGCGATGGTAAACTTGGTAGTTTTTCTTTCCCTGGTTTTGCTAATGGTACTAACGGTCCAATTGAAAAGGATCAGTTAGCCTTGCTGAATGATGCTCCTGGATCTCATTATCAGGAAATGGTTCATCGTGCTTCAACCGGTGAAACCTTCATGTTACCGGCTAAACGTAATATGCTTTTTCCTCTACAAAAGGGGGATGAAGTTCTTGACGGTGAGCGTTCTCATCAGTTGGCTACGATGATACAAATGCCAATTCCTCATGCAAACGGTGCAATTGGCGACTTCTTTAGTGGCCTATGGAATGGAGCTAAGGAACTTGAAGATATTGCAGAAGATGCGTTAAAGAATGTAGTTGGTTTTGGTAAATCACTTTTCACTCACTTTGTCGCTAATGTAACCCCTAAGAGTACTGATTCGCTTAATGGTGGTTTGAAACTTAATCTTCCTGGATTCTATGCTGAACACTTGAAAAATTGGATAAAAAAACAGTTAGATGATTTAGGCTCAGATACTCCTAAAAATGGCAATTGGGCTCCGGTTGTTAAAAAGGCATTAAGGAAAAATGGTTTGCCTGATAGTGAGGCGTACGTCAACGCATGGCTAAAACAGATTCAGACAGAATCAGGAGGTAACCCCAAAGCAGTCCAAGGAAATATTGGTGATATCAATAACGCTACTGGAGATTTAGCCAAAGGGTTAGTTCAAACAATTTCAGCCACTTTCAATGCCTACAAATTTCCTGGCCATGGAAACATATTTAATGGATATGACAATTTGCTTGCTGGTATTGCCTATGCTAAAGCTAAGTATGGTGCAAGCGGTATGTTATCTGTTATCGGTCACGGACATGGCTATGCTAATGGTGGTATTGCAACTACTCCATCCATCTTTGGAGAAGCGGGTGCTGAAATGGCTATTCCACTAGACACTATGAAGTCCACGCGGGCTTGGCAGTTAATGAAGCAAGTAGTTGATTATTACGCTGGTAGTTCTAATCAGAGCACTCAAGTAGTTAATCAAACTGACTTAACCCCACTTGAAAAACGTTTTGATGCAGCATTGGCACAGAACCAACAGCTTATTAGTTTAATTGAGCAACTAATTGGTGTGACTGATTCTGCTAACAACCCAACTGCACGGTACCGTCGAACTCAACGTGATATTAATTTGGCTCAAGCTCAATCGTTAACAGGAATGTAAGGAGGTGATTTTGTGTGGCAGGTAAAGATTTGAATATTGTTGGTTATCAATATAACTACCCAAAGCTTTTTATCAAGCCACCTAATGGGGATGAAATAGACGCAGAAACTATTACATCAGGACTTCACTTTCTTGATGATGATTCAGACCCGATTTTAACAACTACATACACTACTGATACTGGTGCAGATGGTTCTGTATATTCAACATCACAAGTTGGGAAAAATGTAATCAATGCACGTTTCTATTTAACTTATGGCGACTGGTATGATTACAAGATGAAAAAGCATGAAATTGCTCAATTCTTCATGCAAAAAGGACTCTATCGCATTCGCAGTGATGCAGAACCAGGTATTGTTAAATTTGTACGTGCTGGTAACTTTACGATTAAAAATCCTGAAGATCGTAGTCATGTCGTACAATTTTCAATTCCTTTTGATAATCCTTCTGGTGTTAAGTGGTCTTTGCCTTATAGTGATGACTTGATGAATTACGATCAAAACCTATGGCAATATGGGATGAACCTACCTAATGGGATTGATTTAAAATACCACTTTGTTAATGAACATCATTTTAAGATTTGGAATGCTAGTGATATTACGATTGATCCAGCACAACGGTATGGTCTTAAAATTATTGTCACAGGGCAGACTGGGAAGTTTGATATGGTTAACCAAACCACAGGTGATGAGATAGTCTACGTTAATAGCTTGCAACCAAATGACCAATTAGTTTGGGATGATATGTATTGCTATCTGAATGGTGAATTATGTACTGATTCTACTAACTTGGCTTGGATGAGATTAGCTCCCGGATGGAATGAATTTAAGATATATGGCTATAACAAAGTAGATATAAGATTTCATTTTCGTTTTGTTTATCTTAATTAGGAGGTGGGTCAGATGACAATATCTGTTTTAGAAGCATTAGAACAGCATCGTTATGTATATTTTGGTTTTGAATCACACCCCACCGATAAAGACCCTTGGCAGGCAACGCCAATTATGGCTTATTCAGATAATCTAGTCAGTTGGGAAGTCATAACTCGTTTAAAACAATTAGAAAGCTTACGCGACGGATTCCTAATTAAGATAGAAGATCGATATTACATTATCGGGACTGGTGCCTTTTATGTGACAACAGATTTTTATAATTTTGAAAAACTTGACTACCTAAAAGGTGATCCTTCTTATAAAAATTTGTGGGCTCCTGAAATATTTAAGGATTTAGATGGAAAGTATCATATTGTTTATTGCGCAGGGGATGCTGAAGCAGGGATTCTCAATGATTATATTGCTGACTTTGATCCTGCAACAAATAAAATCACTAATGAAAACCAAGCTATTTCCTTTACTGATGGAGCAATTGACAATAGCTATCGGATTGATCCTGATATTTGCTTGATTGATGGAGTTTATTACCTAACGATTGGTGGTAACTATATATTTAGCTCAAACAATTATCTTGGCCCTTATCAAAAGTTTCCGGTTAACTTTGCACCTACACCTCAAAAGTATAGTAATCATAGTAGTGGCATTGCTGGCTGGATAGAAGGGCCCAATATGTTTGTTGATGGTAATAGTGTTCGGCTATTTGCAGATCAAACTGAGGGGAATGGACTCGTATTCCGCTCATCTACTATTGATGATATGTTTAACTGGGCTGATACAGAAAAGACTCGAGCAACATTTAAAATGCGGCACGGATCTATTTTTGTTAATGACAAAATCACTGCTCAGGTTCCAGCTGAATTTAACCATGCGCCAAAGTTTAATTCTCAAATTACAATTCAAGGAATCCATACTACTAAACCGGTGCCGTTAACGTGCTTTCTTAAATCATCTTTCCAAGTTCAATATGAGAATAATCAAACTAATCAACTCCAGTTTGTCGCTTATAACGATGGCAGTCCATCATTCGCGTTGATTGCTAATGAATCAACTATCGAGTTTAACAACGACCTATATATCATTAAGAATATTGAACAAGACCGGACTGGAACTTCGCTGTATACCGTCACGGCTATGCAATATGTTAATAGTGAAATTGGTCGGGTCTTTCAGAAGAATGTACGCAGTGGTACACTAACTTATTCTATTGATGAAGTACTGGATTTCTTCCTAAACGACGAAACTGCTAATCCATTTGGTTTTTCATATCATGTGTTTGGAGATTTTTCAAAACAGCAAATCGAAAATCTAGGTGGATGTTCCGGAAAAGATATGATTAGTAAGATTATCTCAACGTGGCCTGGAACAATTGTTAAACCTTTAGGAAAGCGAGTAGATGTATATTCATCTGACCAGTTTTTAAGAAATTATCAAAGGCGAGTTGTATATAATCACGATTCAACCAATATGAAGCTGATTGAAGACAGTACAGTTATTGTTAATCAGATTACTTGTGTTGGTGGTTCGTATTCAACTGATGATTCGACTGCTAGTAGTTCAACAGAAGCGACTAGTAGCGGTGGAGTGGTAGTCGAAGATGGTTCTGTTCCAATTGAAAGCGGACAAGATAATACTGCGGCATTTCAAGCTGACGCTAAGAAATATTTGGGTGTTCCGTATGTATGGGGTGGTCACAATAAGGCTAACCCGTTTGCAGGAATGGATTGTTCGGGATATGTGTCACAGGTTTATCACGATTTCGGAATTGAAATCCCGGCATATACCGTCGCTATGGAGAATAACTTTCGAGAAATTCCACGATCAGAAATTAAACCAGGTGATGTTGGCTTTTATGGCCCACATGGTAGCACTCACCACATTAGCTTGATTTTAGATCAAAACACGTTGATTTATGAGCCGGAGCCGGGACAGAGTTGTAAGACAGCTACTATCGACAGTTTCCCACCAGATTGGTATGGCCGTAATGATGAAATGCAGGCCAAGATTAGTACTAAAAAAGTCGAAATGGCCCCAACCGAAACTATTAAATTAGTTGCCAATTATAATGGTGGAACATATACACCAGATACTGATTCTACACAAACTCATTATTACTTCCAGCCGTTTACTTTAACGGATGAGCATTCAAAGGATGAATGGGGACTACACCCCGCTTCATCAATATTGCAAGATGACAGATTTAAGGATGCTAACGCTATGCGAGAATATGCACGTACGCAGTTAGTGTTGGAACCATCTGTATCAATTGAAATTGTTTTGAACACTAATGAAATGCCAATTCCGGGTGAACAAGTATATTTAACAATTCCAGAAGTAGATGATCGAACTTTGCTAGGTGAGACTGATACTCAGCATGCTTATAACACTAAAGTTACTTTGGTTGGCTATACCTGGTATCCATACAATCCTTCACAAGGAACTGATAATATTTATCAGAATTTGCCAGCAACATTGTTACACTCACAAACGTCATTAACTAAACTTGAACAATTAGCGAATGCTATGTTTGATCGAATCCCACAAGTATTTTATGGGCAGCACGATCCATCGGCTAATCAAGCAGTTAAAAATGGTGCAATTTGGGTAAAACCGATTGTTGATCAAACTACTTCTTCAAATAAGACTGATAAAGATTTAACGATTGGAGGTGAGACATAGAATGGCAGAAAATAATCAGCTCTCAGACGAAACGAAAAATAATTCAACAGATACTTCATCAACTGATGCTTCCTCAGCGGTGATTGGAAATCATGAAAATGCTGTTGTCCCTCATAAAATTAGCAACCATGACAAATTAGTTCAAACAATGGTCATGGTTGACGGTGAATGGATTAATGTTAATGATACTAATGACCAAGCTAATATGAAGGAGGATGTGCACAAAGTTAATAAGAAGGTTGTTGAAGCGCAAAAGGGAATTGTTGAAGCAAAAAATACAGCCGATTCAGCGGTCAAATATGCTGATTCGGCTGTTAGTGCATCTAAGGTAAATAGTGACGCAATAGCAGCGCAAAGCTCGGCGATTAGTGAAGCAAAAGCAGCGGCTGATGATGCGGCAAGCAAGGCACAATTTATAAAGGAAAATGCCAGCAGTGAAGCAGCTGCAATTAGAAATCAGGTTGCAGACGTTGCTAATAATGTTTCCTCTGTGAAGGCAGATGTTGCGAGTGCCACTAGTGACGTTGCTAATCTTAAAGTTGATGTTCAAGCTAATAGTGCTGCGATTATTAAGACTAATGAAGCGGTTAGTGTCCAATCAAAAAGTTCATCAGATGCAATCAATGAGTTGAAGATTGCTAACGGTCAAGTTGAATCAATTGCTAAAGACGCTAAAAATAATGCTACAGTTGCTAAGCAAACAGCTGATGCCGCTACTATTGTGGCACAGGATGCAAAAAGTAATGCAGTGGTTGCTAAACAGACTGCTTCCAGTGCAACAATTGAGGCAACAAATGCAACTAGTACTGCATCAAAAGCAGAGTTATCTGTTAATGGCTTAACTACTAGAGTTGATGGCATCGAAGGAGATACCAAAAAACTTAGTGGCCGAGTTACATCTACTGAAACTATTTTGCAGCAAACGAAAGACCAGTTACTTCAAAAGGCTGATAAGTCAGTCGTTGACCAAGCTAATAATCTAATTAGTCAACTGTCAGCTGAGCAAAAGACAATGGCTGGTCAAATTAGCCAAAAAGTTTCATCCTCTGAATATCAGACATTGAAGGATAAAGTTAATAATCTAAGAATAGGCGGTCGAAACTTAATACCAAATAGCGGAACAGATATTGTTATTGAGTCAAAGACAACTGACCCATATCCTGCGTGGAACAATAAAGCAATTTATTGGAACCTAACACCTGGTGAAACATATACGTTTTCTGTTTCGGCAACGAATACCAATGGTGTAGAGCAAGCTTCTGTAAGAATCTTTAAGAGCATCTTAGATGGTAAATATATCAATAAGGAAGCAGCTCATTGGTATTTTAACGCCGATGGCAAACGTCGTAGCTTTACTTTCACGACTCCTAATGATGCTATTCCTTATGATATTTGGCTGTATGCGGGACCAATGGGGACGTTGCAAGGAAAAAACTTTACTACAACTTATCATCATCCGCAATTAGAGTTAGGGAATATTGAATCTGATTACTCCCCCAACCCCGATGATGCTATTGCTTCAATCAAGAAAAACTCAACTGCTATTGATGAGAATAGTAAAGCGATCAAATTAAAGGCAGATGCAACGGAGGTAAATAACCTAAAAGGCACTGTCAATTCTCATTCTGCTTCTATTAATCTCTTTAGTGACCAGTTAAAGAGTATGGTTACCGAATCTAAAGTTAATGACATTATTAACGGGAAAGGTTTCGCTACGCAAAACACTGTACAGTCGCTGATTGATCAGAAGAGTAACACGATAAGTGAGAGCATCGTTAAGCTGTCTAATGATGTCAGAAACAACGGTGGCGGCATTAACCTTCTAAGGTCTACCGATGTCTTTAGCAAAGCCTATTGGATTTACGATAATATTGAGAATCAGCATAAAGATAGTCTTGTAGAGCTTGGAAAAGTTGGAACTGCTGACTCACGTATATATCAGAGATTATCTATTGAAACAACAGAGCACGTTTTCTCGGTATCGTTTGATGCACAGATTAGCGATGACTGTACTGATACAGATGTAATCGTTTCATGTGGTCCTTACGATGCACTTCAAAATGTTCACGTATCTGGTAAAGATCTTAAACATTATAAGGTTGAAAACTGGACGTGGGCCGGGACATCAAACAATTTTAGCCTGTACGTGAGAAACGGTAAGATTCGATTGTCCAAGTTGAAGTTAGAGTATGGCCCAGTTGCTACTCCGTACGCTCCAGCACCTAGCGACAATGCTAGCGTTAACCAACTTCAATCTGTTACAGCCTCAATTGACGGTTTACAGTCAGCAGTTAAAAATAAAGTTGATCAATCACAATACACCCAATTAGCAGGAGTAGTTCAGACAAAAGTTAGCCAAAGTGACTTTAATCGTTTGGATAATCAAGTTAATGTGCAGACTTTGGATAACGCTAATATCGATAACATGAAGACAACCGGCCACTACTTTGTCCACAATCTAACTGGCAACCCGCTTGGTGGTTGGGTTTATGTAGATGTGACTGGTAATGCTAACGACAGAATCCGGCAAGATGTTTACCAGGATAGCGGCACAAAACATGCATTTCGTCGCTGGTTTGGTACGTATTGGACAGGGTGGTCCACTGGTGCAGAAGAATCCGAGATTACACAATTACGCAATGATATTAATTTGAGAGTTAAAAGTGGTGATCTCCTTAGTCAGATTAATATTGCAGCTGGTCATACTTTAATTCAATCTAACAAGATTTACTTTGATGCTGATTCCTTTGTTATGAGCCCAAATTCAAAAGCCTTTATTCCTAGTGCTTATATCACTAATATTAATGCAGATAAAATAAATACTGGTACGTTACATTCTATTACTATTAACAACGGAAATGGTACTTTTCGCGTTGACCCAGATGGTAATGTTTACGCTAATAGCATGCACGTTAATAATGGTTCGATATATCAAGGAACGGTTTTAGGAGCTGACGTGTATTCGATTAGTAATCTGACTTCTAATTCTTTAGATGAAGTTAACGACGCTACACAAGATTGGGTAAAATTAAAAGATGGAATTATTGAATTGCATGGTGCTAACGGTGATCACTATTCTTCAATCGTACCAATCGATGTGATAACAACATATAGTGGTGACGGAGGCTCTACGGAAGTTCATCATGGATTAGGAATATTAGACTCTCGTGAAGTAATAATTGGCTCAGCTTCTTTAGATTCCGAGCATAGTAACCGAATTACTCATAGCAGAAATTTTAGTGTGATATCCAGAACACACTTGGGAATTACAAATAGTTACATTCAAGCACAATTAGACCCTGACGTGGAATATGGTAAAGGTGCTAGATTTTCCATCCAAAAAGATAATAAGGTGGGATTCTACGTTGGAGAAGGTGAAAATGGTAATCAAGTAAACGTTCAATTTGCAGGAGATGGCTCGGGATTTAACGTTCATGGTAATTTTAATGTTTATGGTGCTAAAAACTCTGCGGTTAAGACATCACAAGGAGACGTAGCTGTTTCAGCCTATGAAACGGCCGAATATTACTTTGGTGATATTGGCGAGGGGCAAACTGGTGATAGTGGTATTGCATTTGTCGGTATTGAGAAATTGTTCAGTGAGACCGTCAATACTAGCATTCCTTATCAAGTTTTTATTACTGCGTATGGTCCGGGTAATGTTTGGGTTGAACAACGGAAACAAGATCGTTTTATGATTAAATCTTCTCAACCAAACATTAAATTCGGCTGGGAAATCAAAGCTAAGCGAAGAGGATATGAAAATACTCGTTTACAAAAAGTAAATTGACCAGAGACAGGCCAAGGGCTTGTCTTTTTATTTAGGAGGAATTTTATTATGGATAATTTAAAAGTTGAAGCAAATGATGTTATTGCAGAATATCGTGTAAAGAACAGTCAATTAGAATTTGATAATACTGTTTTACGTCTGCAAGTTAAGAAGTTGCAAAACAAAATTGATGAACTAACTGCGCCTAAGAAGAATGACGTTAAGAAAGCAAACAAATAGGAGGTAATTTATCATGACAATGAATATCTATCGTAATCGTCTTAGTTATGACTTTGACTCACAAGGTAACACTATTGATGCGATGGTTGGTTTTAATGGGATGAATGACCAAGGCGAAACAACAATGGCAACAATTAAAGTTACCCAAGACACGCTAGGTGAAGGAAAAACTTTTGATAATGTATCAAACAAAGATATTACGGAATTAGCTAAGAAGAAGTGGGTGGAGTATCTCCAACCAGAATCAAATTCAACACAACAATAGGAGGGATAGTCTATGGATGGCTTTCCAAAGATTGATCTCTGGAACGAACCTTCGCCTTTCCAGAATTCACAAGCCTACGAACAAAAGAATCACAACTGGGCTGTTCTACGAAATTACGGTGATTATATTGGGAGTTATCTCAAGGGAATCACTGATTCGTGGGACGTTCGTTTTTCGGCACAGATTAATCAGATTCCACAACCCAGCGAAGTTATTGACGCACGGGTAGATGTCTTGGGGCACACGTATCCAACGTTAAAACAGCACCTTGATGCAATTGAAGTTAATTCAGTTGAAGCTGAAGTAGATACCAAGCATTACGGAGATCGAACGACTTCTTGGGCTAACTTGAAAATCCTTGACTTGTCACAAAACAGTACTGGCTTGTCTTATCGATTAATCGGTTCTGTTAATGCTTCAATTCCGCAATTGGGATATGCTGAATGTTTTATTGATGATCTGCAAACGCAAACAGCTTAGGAGGCGATAAGATGGGGTTCTTACCAACGAGAGTAAAACTCTTTCAAAAAGATGAGAAGAAGCGCAAACACCAAGTATTTCCGGAAACTGATCTAAATTCGGTTGTTGATTTTGATGATTACCGCAGTCAAATGGCGGATATTGTAGATGATCTGCAGAAACAGATTTGGGAATTACAGCGAAAAGTCAATCGTTAGGAGGTAAAGTTTAATGGCAAATAAAGTATATATTAAAGATAAAGATGGTAATGATTTACTTGTAGCTACTGATTGGTCAATTATTAATGGCAAGCCAAATAATTTAGTTACAACTAATCAGTTGCCAACTTTAACTGGTCAGCAGCGCGACGGCATACAATTTGTTAATGGGGCCTACGATTGGGACCACGTTAACAATGGTTGGAACTGTTGCTATCGAATTGCTGATTTAGGCGGGTTTAAGTTAGTAGAGCTACGATTAATGTTTGCTTTAAATAAAGACGTTACAGGTGGCTTAGCTCATGCAATCAAACTACCTAATATTATTAATCCTGATCAGAATATCGAAACGTGGTATGCAACTAATGTTGAGGGGACTTATGTGCACCATTCTGGAACTGATGTTGATATTGAAGTACATTCTGGAAAGTATCCGGCTAATACATTAGTTAGTTACTACAATCATTACCTCACAACTAACTAAGAGGCGGTGATAATTTGGTACATTTGACAATTGAAGATGCTGCTAGCATTTTAAGTATTGGGTTAGTTCTCTGGGGTGTGTTGAAGTTTGGCCTAACCGGTCCATTAGAAACCGCCATTAAAGAATTACGCCAAACCATTAACCAAATGAACACTGATAATAAAGAACGTGATCGTGGAATAAGAGAAATTCTTGAGAAATTAGCAAAGCATGATATTAAGTTAGCGTCACATGAAGAACGGTTAAACACCTTAGAGGAGGAACAACGTCATGAAAATGATTAATGATATTGTATATTGGTTTATTTCATCAGGCACTGCAACGGTACTTTTTATTTTTGCCTGGAAATACCTCAAACCGGTTCTGGAAGCGAAAAAACTGCATGCTAAGACATTACAAGAAAAAGAATTGCTGAACTTAGTCGAATCTCTAGCAGACAATGTGGTTAACAGTTTAGCAAGCAACTCTGCTATGACTGGACATGACAAGTTTAAAACTGCTACTTCCTTAGTTGGGGGTACTCTAGCTGAAAAAGGCTTTGATGTTGATCAAACAATGGTTGAACATGCGGTTCAGTCAGCTTACGAAAAGAGTGACTTAACCCCGACGGTTAACCCGAACACCAAGCCAATTACGGGGGTTGTGATTAATCATGACTAGGCCTTATGTATTAGACGTGTCTGGGTACCAACCCCAGGCAAAATATTATAATTTTTGGCAAAACTGGAAGAGTCGTGGCGTTCGCGGGGCAATCGTTAAGCTAAGTGAATCAACTTACTACCGCAATCCATACGGTGCTGGTCAGATTGCCGCTGCCCAACATGAAGGTATGCAAGTCAGCGGTTATCACTTCAGTCGGTTCCGTGGAAATAGCCAATTAGCGGTAAATGAAGCTAACTATGCAATTGCAACTGCAAACTCCATGGAATTACCGCACGGCTCCGTCCTGGTATTAGATTATGAAGAAAAATTAGGCTATCGTAGCTCGAACACACAAGCTGCAATAGCCTTTTTGAATACCGTGAAAAACGCCGGCTTTACACCGGTCTTTTATTCTTACTCCGGTATGGCTGGCCTGTGGGACTTTGAAGAAATTCATCGACAAACAGGAGCGATGTTATGGATTGCTGCATATCCTGTAATGTCTGGAGTAACAGAACCATATATGAACTATTTCCCTGGGATTAGCGATCATATTGGTGCTTGGCAATTTACAGACAATTTTTATGGTGAACACATCGACGCTTCAGTTGATTTAACGGGGGTGTTTACGCAAATGACACAACAAAAGATTACAAGCGGTGGGAATTTAGATTCTGTCCGCTTTGATGGTAATAAGTTAATTGTTAGTGGATGGTTTGCCTCTGCGCAAGCGCAAGGGAAGCCATATGCGTTTGCTATTTTAACGAATGAGCAGGGGAGCCAAGAGTTTGGTCGAACACAGGTTAATATCACCAGTCGACCAGATGTTCCTAAAGTTTATCCAGACATTCCAAATGGAGCTAATTCAGGCTTTAATGCAAACTTTGATTATACTAACCAAATGAAGGGTAAGAAGTTGCATTTGATTTTTCGCTATACAGATGATCCAGCAGGCAACGGAAACTTTGTCGATTATGTGTCATTATTAGATCTAACGAAGAGTGCCGCTAGTCTTGATAATGTTGATACAGTAGTCTTTAGTAATAAGCTTCAAGTTAGCGGGTGGTTTGCTACTGATATGTCATTAGGATTGAATCACCGTTTCTTGATCCTATACGATGTTGCTGCACAACATGAATTACAAAGGATTGAGTACAATCCAACTAGTCGTGGCGATGTCCAACAAGCTCACCCAGATATTTTTGATAGCGAATTATCCGGATTTAGTGGTCAGTTTGATTATTCTTCTGATTTAGTCGGCCGTCAGTTGCAAGTGATTGCTCGTTTCTCAGATGATGAACATGGTGAAGGCAATCATATTGACTATTGGTTTGAGCCAATTAAGGGACCACAACTTCCAGTATTAGATGGTAAATCGGAAACCGAAGTATTAGTCCATGAGTTCTCAGCAAGCAAAGCTGATAATGATTTGATTAGTTTGAAATTTAAATAAAGCAAAAATTAGCCCTAGTGGTTGTTGCATTTTCTGTAACATCCACTAGGGCTTTTTAATGTATATCCGAGCTGGGCTATAAATAAAAATCCATCAGCTATTAAGTGATGGACGAGAAAGACTATATACTTGGATTGACACTTTAAGTATATAGTCTTTTTTTATGTTCGTAAAGAAAACAGATGTTTACTTACCTTCTTTGATCAATCATGCAATTGTAGCTGATAAATTCGGGGAATGATATAATACATATAAACGAGTGGTCCAAATTAAAACGGCATCTCTCATTTGAGGGGTGCCGTTAAATTATAAAAAGGGGCACAAAAGGGGCAAACATTTTAAAAACATTAAAAAATTGTCGATATTGATCAAAAAATTAAAAGCCCAAAGCGCTAATAAGCCAACGGTTTTATAGCTTTTATCGCATTAATTGGCATACTAATTGCACTCCCGATACGAATATGTATCACTACAAACGATGGAACGAGTATTGGATACCCTGCTTGAGATTGTGCGGTTGACTGCGGAAGAAGATAAATAAAAAATCCCCGCTAAGGGGCACTTAGGGGGCAAATTTTTATAATTTATCCAATTGAGAGTCCAGCTTCTGCTGGGCTTTTTTTGTTACATGCAGATAAATTAAGTTGGTAGTTTTATCGTCAGCATGACCAACGTGATCTTGAATCACGTAAAGTGGAATTCCTAATTCTGCTAATTTCGATATGTGAGTATGGCGGAAGATATGGCAATCAACTTTCTTGTTGATTTTGAACTTTTCTTTTGCACGCCGCAATTGATGATTAAGGGTCACTTCCGGAATAAAATCCTTTCGCTTGGTACAAAATAAAAATTTACTGTCGGGAAATTCTTGTCTTTGCTTTTCTATAATTTCAAGAGCTCTTTGTGGTAAGGTTATTGTTCGCATACCAGCTGTTGTTTTAGTCGAATTTTGTTTATAAGCGGCTTCTCGTGGTAGTTTAATCAAAGTTCCGGAAATAACCGCTTTATTCCCTTTGATATCATCGGGAGTTAGTGCTGCTGCCTCGCCATAACGTAATCCCGTGAGATAGAGGAATTCACAAAATCGACCGTATGGGTTGCCAGCTTGATATTCAAATTCAAGAACTTTTTTAAGCTCATCTTCTTCTAAAAATTTATCTCTTGGTTTGGCTGAACCATCCTCTTTGCGATAGCGGATTTTAACTTTTTGAATGGGATTTTCTTTTAGGTAATCGTGCAATACGGCATAGTCAAACATAACGTTTAACGTTTGTTTAATATGGCTTACTGTCCCATTTTTAAGATTTTGCTTATACAATAGATTATTAAAATAATTAGTTAAATAGTTTGGCGTAATTTTTTCAATTAGAGTATCAGGTTTAATATCTCGCATTACACGACGCAAACGGCTTTCAGCATTACTATAAGTATTAGCTCTAACTTCTAATTTATAGGTTGGCAACCACTCGTCGTTGAGTTCTTTAAGATGAATACCATGCTTGATTTTTCCATATTGAATACTTTTAAGTATTTCAGTTATTTTTTTATCCAGCTTAATTTGTGCTTCTTTACGTGTGTGAGTTGTGTTTTTGGCTACAGTAACAGATACCTTAAATGATTTGCCAGTTAAAGGATCCTTATACCGTTCTCTAAATTTAAAACGTCCGTCAGGCAAATTTTCTATCCACATAATTGTTCCTCCATTATTAAATTGTGTATAATGAAAGGGTTGATATCACACACCAATGTATTATCAACCCTTGGTCCACTGACAGTTGCCGCTGCCGGTGGGCTTTTTTAGTTTAAATAGCTTTTAATGTCATCAATTTAGTTGGACTTAAATAATTAACCTAATTATTAGTCATAGAACCATCTGGATAAACATTGACACTTTGAGCTGTTCCGGTCATAGTTCCTTGAGTTGGGTCAATTGCCTTTACAAAGTATGAGCCATCTGGGTTTTGAATAGGTTGATTAGTATCAGCGTCGTACATGATGGTCCAATGGTAGTTACCGTTACCATCACCATATTTTGCTTTGGCAGCATTTAATGCATCTTGTGCATTATTAATTTGACCGTTATTAGCTGGTTGTGAATTGCTTTGCTGAGTTGATTGCACAGCTTGTTGCTGAGAACCATTTTGACTGCTTTGTTGAGTAGTCGTTTGGCTAGATTGGCTATTAGATTGACTAGGTGCAACAGAGCTAGACGAACTTTGTGTAGCTTTCTTACTTTCCTTATGTACATTGTGATGCTTAACGGCTTTAGTAGTAGTTATAGATGGGCTACTACTTTTTTTATTTGATTTCTGTGATGCAGAGTTACTACATGCTGTTAATGAAATACCAGCTAATAATGCTGCACATATTAAACCTATTTTCTTCATTGTTTCCCTCCAATAGCTTTTAACGTCGATCACGTTTGGACGTAAGTTAATTAGACTAATAAATCCCAATCAATATACCGTTCGGCCCAAGCGGGGATGTGACAGTATCTCATTAGTTGTTCCCTTGTTTCAAAATCATGTGCATTAATCCCATCAAGCATCATATCTACCATAAATTTGTTTGCTTCATATTCTTCACCAAAAGTAACAAATTTTCGATTACTTCTATTAAGACATTCAGTGTTCCCTTGGTGATGACAAAAATGATGACCTAGCTCGTGTCCACATGCATATCTGTTTTCAAAATTGCTATTTCGTGTTGATAAAACAATAGCAGGCACTCGGAGTATTTTAGTATGATAAGCCATAATTTCTTTTCCAAGATCAGCGTAATAATAGGGAATTTTAGCTTCTTCACATATTTTGAAAGGATCACGGGTGCCAGCGGAATAGACTACCTCATGTGCTTTATGTTTAATCCATTCTTTAGATAACATATAAGTCACCTCATTAATCCTGTTTTTTTCGATATTTTTTAGGTGTAAATTTTTGCTTAGCAATTAGTTTAGATTGTCTAATCACATTCTCTAGTGAAGCACTTAATAATTCAGCATCCTCAGGGTCAATTTCTTGACCACCGTTCTTTAGAAAAGCAAGTTCATTCTTATTGTTCAAACCTTGAGTCATTTCTTCTAAAATTTTTTGAACATCTCGTTCATCTTTACGACTAAATTGGGGTGTATCTGTACGTCCTAGAAGATAGTCAGTGGTGACATCGAAATAGTCAGCGAGTAGGTTAATCTTATCTTGACTAGCTTTTCCATTTTTCCAAGTTGAAATAATTCCGTTCGAAAAACCGAGATCCCGTTCTACTTTAGCAAGACTTACTTTCTTTTGTGCAGCTAAATCCTTTACTCTAAGATACAATTTATTCATTTACTAACACCTCCGAAAATATTTTGTGATTTGGCCTTGACCCCGATTATTTTCGGTGGTATTATTTATTTGTGCTTGAGGGAGCACATTAAAGCAAACTAAATAATTTCCATATCACAATATTTTTACCCTAGTAATTGTTCACTAAGGCTTATTTAGTACGCTTTTATAATAGAATATTTTCGGTGAATAGTCAACGTAATATCGAAAATGTTTATATAGGTATTTTCGGAAAGAGGTGAAACTATGTCGGTTTATACAGCAGTAAAAGAAGTTGCTTATAAAAAAGGTAAGAGCATTTACCGAATTGAACAGGATCTTGGCCTTTCAAATGGATATATCAGCAAGTGGAATAAATCAATGCCGGGAGCAGATAAATTAAAAGAAGTTGCTGATTATCTTGGTGTGACAAGTGCTTACATTCTAAATATAGCTAAGAAAGGGAAGTGATTAATAATGATGGCAAATAACTGGAAAACGAAAAAAGAGATCATGGCAGATTATGGGTATTCAGAAGGAACTTTCTATAGCCGGTGTAAAGAATGCTCATTGCTGCCGGATTATCGGGACGCAATTATTCATGATGGTGGTCAACGAACCTATGTTGATGAAAATCGTTTTCAGAATTTTTTGCGATATAGGTCTGAACAATACCGGAAAAGAATGCTTGATCCTCATTTGAAGGATGATGAATAATGGCGTGGTTAATTGCATTGCCCATATTAGTTATTGCAATGTGTTTGTTATATGCACTGATGTACAGCTTGTTGTATGAGCGGAATAAACCATTGCTATTGAAACAGAAATACCGCAAGAAACATTAGGAGGTGAGGGAATGAGTAAAGCAATAGCATTTATTGCAGGTAGCTGGTGTAGCTATTGTGCAATGGTTGGCGATTACGATGGAGCAATGGCAATTTTGGTCATTTACGGAATTTTAGCAATAAAAAAAGGGTACGACCGCCGCAAACAGTCGCACCCAAACAAAAAATCTTTACAGAAAGAAGTATAACACATGAAATATGACGAGCAAAAGGCAATCGGTGAAGGCTATCGTAACCTTAAGCATTACTTAAGAAAGCTGGTCTTTGAAGACTTTAAGGTTACAGTTGATGACCAGCAAACGTTAGAACACTACTTTATGACACAAGACACAATGGATAGATATATCTGCAAAACGATGGAGTGGAAATATGAGAAATAATCGTCAAGAGATGCTTCACCGTTTAGTTGAAGGTAATCTATCTGCTTATTCTAACCTAATGTTTAATCTTCAAAGACAGAATTATCCCCAGAGTTATGGAGAAAGCTTAACAGAGCTTAAAGACAATTTAAGAACGACAATCGAATTTTTAGATGATTTGATTAAGGAGGCTAAAAAATGAATCTATTTCAATTAAGTCAGCAATATCAGCAGTTGGCAGACAACGACGAATTAGATCCGACTGTGATTGCAGATACCCTAGACAGTATTAACGATGCTTGGGAAGACAAGCTTAACAATATTGCCAAGTGGTGTGAATCACTGGACAGCGACATTGACTTCTTAACAAAGAAGAAGCGGTCAATCAGTGACGAATTGTCTTACCGTAAAAATCTGTGGGCCAACCTAATGACCTATCTGACCAGTGCCATCGACGATCGGGGGCTGAAGGAAGTCCACACTGATGACTACATCTTACGGCCGCGGAACTACAAGCAACGGACTGTGATTGACGATGAAGACAAGATCCCAGGTGAGTACCGAAACTACGCTAAGTATCAGGGAATGTATGACATCAAAAAGAATGATGTCTACAAGGCACTCAAGGATGGCAAAGAAGTACCAGGCGCTCACCTGGAACCGAATAGGAAGACAAGCATTAAATGAGGTGAATTTTATGGAATTAAAGACGAAGATTGAACTACCTAAAGAAGTTACCGATGCAATTAAAGAAGCGGTTATCCAGGCTTTTCAAGATGCTAAGAACAATACACGGGAAAAGGACTTTCCGCTGTATATGTCAAAGAAGCAAACTTGCGAATATCTAGGAATTGCTAACCGGACACTCAATGAGTGGATCGAAACTGGCAATATTCCTTACAAGCACATTGGTAAGACCTACCGCTTCAATCGCAATGACTTAGATAAATTCATGGCAACCAAGTAATCAATAAACGGAGGTAAAAAGCAATGCAAATTAAGTTTAAAGTTTACGAAGGCGACTGGTCATTGAGGCAGCATAAAGATCCAATGAGCTTTGGGCTGGAATCCTGGCTAAATAGCCTTGCGGAAGATTATAACCATGTTGAAGTTGTTGCATTTCAGCATAGCCAAAACTCCGATACAATTTCAGGAACAACAACATTAAACGAATACGAAGGTGAAAAATATAACAATTTTAAAGTAGACCCATACGAAACCGTTTATTGCATAGTAAAAGTTTGGAATTAGACGATGTTTAAGCTCCGTGATTATCAGCAAGAAACGATTGATAAGGTTTATCAATCAATGCGAACTGGTCACCATCGAATCATTGTTCAGCAGCCTCCTCGTACAGGCAAGACGGTAATCATGTCCGAAATAGCTAAAAGGACTACTGATAAAAGCAATCGAGTGATGTTTATTATTCACCGCAAGGAAGTTTTAGAACAAGCTATTAGCACGTTCAAACAGCAAGAAGTAAATATGAATTTAGCAACAATGGGAATGGTTCAGACACTGACTAGACGAGTGGAAAAACTAAAAGCACCACAGTTAATTTTGATCGATGAGGCGCATCACGCTTTAGCACAAAGTTATCGGCGAATTATTGATACTTTCCCTAATGCTTATATTTTATACTTCACAGCTACACCAATTCGAACTGGTCACGATCAATTAGATCAGATTGCAGACGATATTATAGTCGGCAAATCAATCAAGTGGTTAACCGAACATCACTTCCTAGCACCGTTTCATTATTACGGCTTAGGTGATATTGACCGCTCTAAATTACGTAAATCAAATGGTGATTATTCAAGCCAAAGTATGGATGAAGCTATCAGTCACCAGATTTACGGTCACATTGTTCAACAGTACCAACGATTAGCAAATGGTAAGCAAGCAGTAGTTTATTGTCACTCAATTGAAAGTGCAAAAAGAGTTACGGAACAATTTTCTAAAGTAGGAATTTCAGCGGCTGAAATTGATGGTGATACTGATTCTCAAGTTCGTGATGAATTAGTACAAAAGTTTCGTGACCAACAATTGACCATCCTTGCTAATGTAAATCTATTTACTGAAGGGGTGGACTTGCCGAATGTTGATTGTGTCATTATGGCTCGACCAACCAGTTCATTAGCTTTGTACTTACAATTTTCGATGCGTTGTCTCAACCCTCGTAAAGGAAAAACAGCTATCATCATTGATCACGTTGATAACTTTCTTAATTTTGGATTACCCAATAATGATCGAAATTGGTCCGAAGCTATTGTCACAAAAGATAAACGCAAAGCTAAGTCAAGTACTGACAACGGCCCAGCAATTGCACAATGCAACTATTGTTTCGGTACATTTTATCGCGACCAGATTACAGATGGTTGCTGCCCGTTATGTGGTCATGAACTAAAAAAAGAAACCAAGGATTACAAAATTGTTAATGTTGATTTGCAAGAAATTAAAGAAAATCAAGCAGTTAAACATCGAAAGGAAATGATTCAACAAATTCTTAATGACCAAGTGATGGCAAACGTTGCCGATAAATCACCAGGACAATTACACACTCTTAAGGAGTTACAAGCCTATGCCAAGCTTCATAACTATTCAGTAGGCTGGGCCTGGCACCAATTTAACAACAGGAGGAAAAAGAAATGGTAATTCAACTACCTAAAGATGAAAAATTACAACCTAAAACCCAACCCCACAACTTCTTTATCTGGGGAAAAACAATGAGCGGAAAATCATACTTCGCTAGTTTCTTCCCTCATCCATTAGTGCTAAACACCGATGGTAATAGCGAACAAGGGACAGCACCAAGTATTCAGATTAGAAATATTCGTGATGAGAACGGAAAGTTAAAGCAATCAGCGATTCAACAATTAGATGATGTAATTACCGCATTATCACAAAAGAATACCTTCCAGACGTTAATTGTTGATGTGATTGATGATATTTGCGTCATGCTTGAACAGGCAATCTGCATTGATAACGGTGTACAAGCTCTTGGCGATATTCCGTACGGAAAAGGATATGCGATTTTTAATACCGTTCTTCAACAATTTGTTATGGACTTAAAAGCATTACCAATGAACATTATTTACATTAGTCGTGAAATCTCTATCGGTGGGGATGATGGTTCAACGTCAGAACCAATGCCATCACTCAAACCAAAATACTACAACATCGTTAACGGAAACTGTGACTTGGTAATTCATACACAGAAGTTTGGTAAAGACACTTACACCCGGACAATTACCGACCGCCGGACCAAGTATGAAGCCAAGAACATTACAGACCCACGAATCAAGCAATTACTAGAATCATGCGATGGGATGTTTGAAAAATAATTTAGGAGGAATTTAATTATGGGATTACAAGAAGCATTTGCAGCAGCTACTAAGGATTGGGACGCAAAAAAGGATAGTGCTAACCAAACGAATTTGATTCCAGCTGGTACTTACCAAGTGATATTAGACAAAACTGATCATCCAGTATATAAGTCAGGTTGGGACTGCTTACGGTTCTCAATGCAAGTAATCAAAGGCAAGTATGCCAGTCGGAAAGAACAATTGCGAATTAGCTTAGCTACTAAAACTACTAAAGGAAAGCCAATGCCAGATTTCGTTGTAAGTCGTAACATTCGGACAATTACGAAGATTGCTGCAATGGTTGGCTTAAACGTTACCCCAGAGCTGTTCCCAGATAATGAAACTGATGCTTATGAGAAGTTAGTAGCAGCTTTTAAACCTTATGAAGGAAAGACCTTAGAAATGACAATTACGGTTTCACCAAACAAAAAAGATCCTGATAATCCATATCGTAATTACGATTTTGCCCCTGGGATTAAAGTTGAAGAGCCAACTGCTAAGGAAGAACCAGTTTCCGATAGTGACAATAATAGTGAACCAACTGTTGATGATGACGACTTGCCGTTCTAAACAAAAGGATGTGAGCACAAATGCAAAGCCTGGTTAATTATGCCAAGCAGTATGCCGAACGTGGATTTAGTGTAATACCAACAATTAATAAACGGCCACTGATTAAATTTGCCGATCAGAAGCCATTAAGTGTTGATGAAATTACTAAATTTTGGCGAACACATCCTTATGCAAATATCGCTCTTAAAACTGATAAGTTCTTTGTCATTGATGTTGACCGACACAAAGACGGGGATGACGGAACCAAGGCTATCAAAGAACTAAAACATCCAGAATGGTTTAATACTTTGTGCCAAAAGACCGCTCACAATGGTTATCAATTTTTCTTCAAGAAGCCCGCTGAACGAATTACACAAAATATTGGTTTCTTACCAGGTGTCGATATTAAAGCCCATCCAAATAATTACGTGGTCGTGGCACCATCAATCATTGATGAAAAAGCTTATGGCTGGTTAAACCGTAAACCAATGATTGAACCAGCCGAAGAATTAATCCAGCTGATTGAAGAAAAAGGAAAGCCAGCGATTAGCGAAAAGAAAATTGAACGTTATCATCCAAAAGGCAAGACCCAAACTTCTGAGTTGTTCAGTCAAATTGCTAACGGCTTAGGCCCGACGGGTGGACGAAACAATGCACTTGCTTCATTTGCTGGCGGATTATTATTTCGCAACGTTGAACCAGAAATTGTTTTGGAATTATCCAGAATTGCTAATAGTCGAACCGAATATAGTTTGACCGATAACGAAGTAGTCACAACGGTTAACAGCATGATTAAGAAAGAAATCAGGAGAAGAGGTGAAACGGTTGAGTGAAAAAAATGATAAGGTAGTGCCATTTGATAAAAAGAATGCAGAAAAGCTAAGTCATTTAACCAGTGAAGAGGAAAATAACTGGGGCTTCAAAACTAATAAATACGGTCAATTGAAGAACAATAGTTTAGTGAATATTGAAATTATTTTAGAACGTGATCCGATTTTGAAGGATACGTTTCGATTCAATGAGTTCACGACTGAAATTGATGTAGTGAAGCCTAACAGTGAATTGATGTTAAAAACTGGTCAATTGGTAGACGCGTATGTAGATCAAATTGCCTCGTATATTGAAAATAATTCTGATTATGGAGTGCTGTTTGATAATAAGAAAATCCGGAGTGCCATTACAGTTGTAGCAATGCGTCATCACTATAATCCGATTATTGATTACTTTGATGATGCCTACAAAAACTGGGATCACAAAGAACGACTAAATCACATCATGGGGGATTATTTAGGAGTTGAAGAAACGTCTGTAACACAATTAATCACTAAATTATTTTTTGCTGGTGCGGTTGCTAAGGCACACAACCCTAAAACTAAGTTCGACTTTGTTTTAGATTTAGTTGGTGGCCAAGGCGCAGGTAAAACTACATTTTTACAAAAGATTGCACCATTAGGTTATTACACAGACCAGTTCTCAACCTTTGATAACAAGGATGATTATGCGGTTATGCGTCGGGCATTAATCATTAATGATGATGAAATGACTGCTACTAACAACGCTAGTTTTGAAATTCTGAAAAAGTTTATTACTTTACAGGAGTTTGAGTATCGAAAGCCATACGGGCACCAGGCAGAACGATTTGATAAAAATTTCGTCATGGCCCGGACAACTAATGAGTTGTATTACTTAAAAGATAAAACCGGTGAACGACGTTTCCTTCCACTTCATGTTAGTAAAGCACGACAGAAACATCATCCAGTTACTGATTTAACCGATAAGTATGTTAAACAGTGCTGGGGTGAGGCCATGCAGTTATACAAGGATGGCTTCAGTTTTGCTTTGACCAGTGAACAGGAAGAAAAACTAGACGAGCATCGTCAATCATTTATGTATACCGACGAGTTGGAAGACAAAATTGACGAAGCTCTAAACAATCAATTTAGGGATAAAGATTTCATTACTAATGAAGCTTTGTCGTTAGCTGTTGCCCCAGGAATTGATTTAGTAAAAAATCGCAAAATCGGCAACCAGATTTCTAATATCATGGTGAACCGGTTCGGATTTAGAAAGAAGTTAAAGAAAATTAATGGTGAAGTAAAACGAGGTTACACAAGGTAACGATAGGTAACGGTAAAAACAGGGTTACCGTTACCTCGATAAACGTTGTTATATCAGTATGTATAGCGATTTAGGTAACGGTGTAACACTAATATTAATAAAAATTATTAGTAGTAGGTATATACACAGAGAGAAGCGCCAGAAAAGTTTTTGGCGAAAAAGTGAGAAATAGCGTTACCGAAATGTCGATAGCCATTGATATATCAACGATAATGACGGTTACGCTAAAACAAAAAATAGCGTTACCTACCGTGACCTCATAAGTCAGTGCACTTACAACACCGAATGGGTGGGATGCCCGTTACTGGAGGTAAAAATGGGAGATAAAACTTATGAAAATTGGGTAGAAAAATACAAGTGGATTCCTGATTATGATCGGGATGCAGTTTGGGATTGGTATGACACATATATGGAAAAGTGTTATGGAACACCAACTAAGGATATTGAAGACCTAATTGACTTACTAAATGAAGCCTACAAAGTAATTAGTTATTTGCTAGATGAAGCTAATCGTTCTAATTCCAAGAGGTTTACGCAAGGCAAAGGAATGTTTCTAATACGAGTACCTCATACCAAAGATAATTATTATGCCAAAGATGAAGATGGAACACTGTTTGTAACTGATTGGGCACTTGATCGAATGAAATCATTTCCCGTTAATTCGATGACTGATATTTTGTTTACAAAAGACGAAATAAAAAGTCTTGGCCTAGAAAACTGTGAGCCAATTCCATATCTTTACTAATTTATGGAGGTAAATATGATAAAAATACACACAATTGGTGGAAATGTCTATAATTACAAGGGCAGTTACCAAGAAATCCAACGAGCGTTGCATGATATAAGTTGCCATTTCTTGATTGGTAAAAATCGACATGATTGTCGGGTAATTATTCCACGTGAAGCTGTTGATAGTATCGAAGAAACTGAGATGAATTACTAATGACCGCTGAGCATAAAATTCAAAACGATATTCGAGTGTCATTGTCAAAGCATCATTGCACAGTGTTCCGAGTAAATGTTGGTTCGGTTAAAACACCGGACGGAAGATTTTTCTCAGCTGGTGTACCAAGTGGTCATCCAGATTTATATGGATTTCGTTGGTCAGATCATCAAGTGTTTTACATTGAAGTGAAGAATGAAAAAGGCAAGCCAAGGGCAGACCAGATAAAGTTTCATGAAATGTTAACTAAACGAGAAATTATTCATGGAATTGCTAGGTCTGCTGGGGATGCAGTAAAAATTGTTGAGGAAGGATTGATTGGTTATGGTTTTAACTGAAGAACAAAAGAATTGCCCGTATTGCCATGTGGGTAGTAATCGTCCAACTTATCCACTTTTTGATGGATATTCGATTAATAATGTAACTGGTAAAAAAACGGAAATTACTGTTCTCAAAGACCCTGAATTACCAATTTTTGTACCATGCTTAGAGGATACTAACTACGAAACAGAATACGACAATTCGACGCCAGTAATGAATTATTGCCCAATGTGCGGTCGGCCACTGAGCAATAAAGCAGAGCCATCTACGAAGCGGAGGGAATTAAAGAATGACAGAAGAGGTCAAAGACAATGAAACTGACTAAAAAAGATCGTTATTTCGCCATGTATAAAGGTGACAAATACGTTGACGGTGGCACGATTGTTGAGCTTGCCAGAAAGTATCATCGCACTATTAAGCAGATGATCTATCTAACTTACCCAACAACACATAAGCGAGCTAAGGATAACAGACTATTACTATACGAGGTGAAAGATTAATGCTACACACATACAGAAAAACAGCCTTAATCGAAGCTGAACAGTTCGATGGGTCAATTAAGCAGATAACTAGGTACAAGGTACATATTGTTGGACCAACATCACGAGGTGACACTTCTTATTTCTTACTTCCAACAAAAGAAGGGAATATGAAGCTTAATGCTGGTGATTACATCGCTACTGGCATAGATGGAGAGCACTGGGCTATTGATCAAGATATATTTGAACGAACTTACGAGAGGGTGGATTAATGCTAACAACACAAGCAAGATTAGCAAAGCGCAATAATCAACCTGTTAAGCTAGTCGGTGACATGTACCACATTATCGATATTAAGCGAGTGAATGGAACTAGCCGTATGATTGCAACTATTAAGAAAATAGGATTGGCTGAAGGAAAGTACGAGCCCATTGATGTTGATATTGAATATCTTGAGCGAGCCTAAGGAGGAAGAATAATGACAATACCTAAAAGACTATCTAAAGCAATGGATTCATTAACTGTTAATCATGAATGGGGTGGAGTTAATGAAATGCCAGAAGAGATCCTTGCTCCTAATGATTGGCGACTTCAAGAAATTATGAAGTTTCGCAAAGAATTGAAGTTACGAGAACCTAAAAGAATTAAAGAAGCTGAATGGCGAATTAAGCAATATTTTTATAAGCACAATATTAATAACCCTTTTGCACAAGCTTATATCTTACGAAAAATTGGCACTAAACAATCATCCATTCTTAAACTTACAGGTTTATCAAAGCATGATTATTACTTGCATGTAGGATCATTATTTCGCAATACAGGTAATTATAGACAGCTAAGGATTACAGATGTAGAAGTAGTTTTGACTCAGGAAAAATTATATGACTTATTGGAGGAGACACATGAGAAGAATTTTGGGTAATGTTCTAGGGTATGGAACGATGGGTGTTGTTTGTTTATCCGTGGTAATAATTATAGCTGCTCTACTTGGATTTATGTGTTGGTTGACACTAACAATATGGTCGCATGTGTTTGCATTCTTCATGTAATAAAAAAGACGCTCTACTGTGAGAGCGCCCTTGTGAATAATATCAATCATATTAATTATATCACAAGGGGAGTAGGGCAAGTGAATAGCATATTTGAAAAGTATAAACGTGATGAATCGTGCGACATGGCTCGTGAATGGTTGTCTAAATATTGGTATTGGAGAGATGAAGCCGAAAAAAAGAAGATTACGCTAGGATCGCCTGATTTTGACGGACAGCCTAAAGCAAGGACATATGATCCTGATCGTCGTATGATCGATTGGGCAAATGCACAAAACGAATGGAAGAGACGTGAACTAGTTCTCAAGTACATTGCTTCAAAGGGAGACGAGCATGAATTATATGCTCTTATACTGGATAATCGCTTTGTTCATCATCATCGCTCAATAACAGAGGTAAGAATGAAGTTGAATATCTCTGAGCGTACTTTTAATCGCATGCAGAAAGAAGCATTGTGGGAAGCAGCAAGGATAATCCCTGCTAATGTTTTAGTTGAAAAGTAAAGTGGCGGTACTTTGGCGGTGTTTTGGCGCAAAGTTGGCGGTAGTTTGGCGTAATTTTCAAGAAAAACGGCTTTATTATGGTATTGTCGAATGATTACATAAACGACTTTACTTTTCAAATAACGTGCCCGAGCAAGCCTTTAACTACTCGGCTTTATCACGGCAAACTTAACTATGGATAGGAGATGAACGCTCCTCTTTCGTAATTGCATAGTACTTTTTTGTCCAAGCCGTGATGTAATACAGAGATGCAAAGAGTAACAAAATTCAAAAACGATTAGTGGATGCAAGCATTTCTGTATTATGCTGACGTAGCTCAACGGTAGAGCGTCACCATAGTCTCCGTTTCGACGTGAAGATAGCAGTTCAAGTCTGTTCGTTAGCATTCAAGGCACACCTATTTTTGATTAAAGCAACATTCAATGAAAGGAGGAAGCACTACTTACTCGTGTTTCTTCCATAGCCTTGATACAAGCACTCAGAAATGGGTGTTTTTTTGTTTGGAGATAATTATGAGAACAACTAAAAACTGGGGTACTGTGAGTAGCGGTGCCGAATTACATATGTTAGCTCACGCTGAACGCACTAGGAAACGATTAGCAAAGAAAAAGCCGACAGGTCAACGCTTGTCGGCTTTTAAAGTATACAAAAATATTAAACACTAAGTTTTTCTTTTAGCGCAGTCGTCATTACTTCGCTAAAGTTAATACCATTTTCTTTACCTAATTCATTTAAGTAATTAGGAATGGTGATAGTCTTCTTAATTACTTTGTTATCATGCTTGCGCTTGTATTCTGAAACGTTAATGGTAACAAGAGTAACGGTTGCACCATCTTTAGCTTGAGGTAATTTGGTATTTGATTCAGGTAACTTATCTTCAAGAGAATAAGTACCGATGTAGTCTTTTGCCATTTCCATTGCATCTGCAATTGACTTACCTTCAGTCATTCCGTTAATATCTGGAATTTCGACAAAGTAAGGGTAGTCGCTGTTATCGTCTTTAGTAATGATAATCGGAAATACTTTAATGTCGTCCATAGTGATCCTCCTTAATTTTGGTACACAAAAGCTCGGCTCAATTAAGAGCCTTGCTTTACTACTTTAGGTTGAATTTTCTTATCAAAGCATTGTATAGCTTATCGCTAAACTTCGGGTGACGTGGCAGTTGGGTTTTAATTTTACCGTTTGACCAAATGTCGTGATTACCACCATGTCTAACGAAGTACCAGCCATTATCTTTGAATTTCTTTTCAACCTTGCGACGTTGTACCAA